CGCCGCTACAACATGTTCCCAATAAATTGGTTCGCCTTTTGGATAATAAAAATATTTTTTATGCAACGTGCGCACTCGATGCCATGCGGCGCGTTGAGGAATTGGATCCATAGGAGGACGTGCTAACAGTCGTGCGCGAACAGTGGCCAACATCATATCATCCGTGTGTGCCGGGACATATCCTGGCGCAGACGTAGCAATGATCTGCCAAAAAGAGGGCGTGTCTTCACGCTCTTGAGGTAAAAAAGTTCGTCGCACAACCATATTAGTGCACAAAAGGCGGTTGTTATTAAAATGAGGTTCTTTGGAACATGGCAGCACAGAGCTGCTGGCTGGGAAAGAAATAGTTCCTCGTTGGGGATCTGCTTCGGACGTCCTACCGTCCCAAGGTCCAAAATGATATCGTGAGAGGAATTCATTGAAATCCAAGTGAAGAAAGTCACCACGGCCTCCGGCTAACCAAGCTTCTCGGACGTCTTCCGCCCACATCTGCGAATGATGCGGACTGGATGCAAGAGAACGAGCCATCACGTGGAAATGTCCATCCACGAAATCGCCCCAATACATCACAGTGTTGAAGACGCCATGAAAAGCTATAGCTTGAGGAAGAGGCATCAGCCAAGTAATCGTGTGCATCGCTAGAGCGGGAAGAGCTATGGCGGGGTGGACTCCATGAAGGCCGACTTTTAGAGCAAACTCAAATAAGCCGAACAGCCATCCCCACCTACCCATTTTCTTTTTAAACATCTCTTCCCAAGTAGGTGCGATGAGAAGACCCCAAGAAACCATTATGGACATAAAGCGGCCCATAGGCAAGTCAGTAAGAGCTATACGTGGTTGGTGATTGACTGCCTGAATAACATCTAAGACAGTCTGGACAGAAACTAACATCCCTGGAGCGGGACGTCGGTAACGTTTATTAACCCAGTAAGCTCCACCAAGCAAAAGAGCGCCCATTGAGAACACAAATTTCTTAGACCATGCAGGGGTTTCCTGAGGGGGGAGAGTTTTGGTAACACGATTGGCT